GATACCCTACCGTCTCCATTAACATCAAGAGAAGCGGGAGATCCGGTAATGTATGTCCCATTATCAATCAAGTCTTGAGTGATTCGGTTCCATCCTGCTACTTGGTTACCCGAATAGTCATGATACATACCTCCAAACTGCAAGCGAACTCTATCTGTAATATCCATATCAAAGGATGTTTGAAAGAGATTTTGCTCCACTCCAGAATTGTCATAATAACTATCTGAGTCTTCTACTTCGGTGTAGATATAATACCCTAAATCCTTGCCTAATATAGTAGCTGGTCCGCCTACTTCAGCAGTTACGATACTCTTACCCCAACTGCCTGTAGTATATGAAAAACTACCTTCGGGCATTTCAATAAATTGTCCAGTCTCTTCTATACGTGCCGACTTAGGATTGAAGTTTAAGTAACCACCAATCTTAGAAGGGCCATATATAGGAGAAGCCGGGCCCCTTACTATATCTACTCTATCCGAAGCACCAATAGGTGTTGGATAGTTTCCTGGGTTGTCCAAACGACGCACACCTCTAAAGTATGTTTCGCCTGGAGTGCCTCGTACATCTAATCCACCCGCAACTCCAAAAAAGGATTGAGTAAAGCTGCCGGGGGCTAGTGCAACTAACTCATCGATATCTTGCATGTTAAAACGATCCATCATCTCCTCTGAGATAGTAGAGGCAGATCGTGGGGTCTCTAGTATAGACTTATTAAATCCAAATACAGACTTTACACTCTCACCTGGTAAACTACCGAGATCACCTTTAACTACAATTTCTACCATTTCTTCTGCGGAAACTTGGGAAATACTTCCTAGCAGTACTGCGCTTGCCATAAAACTTTTTACAAAGCGGTTCATTATTGTGTCGCCTCCTCCTGCGATACTTGCGGCTGCATCTGTGGAGCCGCTTGATTTTGTATAGAATTTATAAGATTCATACTTAGTTTAGCAGGAAGCTCCCCTAAACCTTGTAGAATCGTATTTACTTCTTCTATCGTTAATTTAAAATCTAGTGTTTCGTTCATTTAAAAATATCCTGCCAGTTTCCTGTCGTGCTAGCACGAGAGTACTCGGTAGCTCTGTTCTCAAAGAAATTAGTGTGCTCTACTCCATTTAACATGTAATCTAACCACGGCAAAGGATTCGCCTCACTCCCAAATATCTTCTTCAAACCCAGCCCTAGTAACCTACGGTCTGCAATATAGCGGATGTATTCTTTTATTTCTTCTGGTGTTAGATCAGGTACTTCTGCACCCTCGAAACATAGATTAATAAAAGCATCCTCTAAATCTACAGTGCGTTCTGCTGCGCAGTAAATTTCATACTTTAGATCATCTGTCCACAGTTGTGGGTTTTCCTGTACAAAAGATCGGAATAAGTGTGACATGCCTTCGACGTGTAAAGTCTCATCTCGAACTGACCATGTTACAATCTGTCCCATACCTTTCATAAGGTTATGTCTTGGAAAGTTCAATAGAATAGCAAAACTACTAAACAGTTGAACTCCTTCGGTAAAGGCCGAATAGATTGCCATTGTTTTAGCAATATCCATAGGAGTTTCCATACCGAAGTTACCAAGATACTCATGTTTATCAAGCATTTCTTTGTGCTCGAAAAACTTCTGGTACTCATCATCCCTGAAACCCAAGGTTTCTAGTAATAATGAATACGCTTCTTGATGCACCGCTTCCATAGCTGCAAAAGCGGATAACATCATTCTTACCTCAGGCTGCTTAAAGGTAGGAAGGTAATGCTTTGCATACCCACAACATACATCTACGTCAGCCTGTGTAAAAAATCTAAAAATCTGTCCTAGTAATCTTTTATTGCCTTCAGACATCTTTTCTCTGTAATCTTTTAAATCATCTGCAAGGTTAACCTCATCAGGTAACCAATGCATATGTTGTTGTTGTTTGTAATACTCAAAAGCCCAAGGATAGTTAAAGGGCTTGTAATATTCTCTTTCTTCTAATAAATTCATTTTTTCACCAATGATGTACTACGTTTGCTATAATAAGAATTACGCACATTAAATTTGAAAACACTATTACAGTTCTTATTATCGCAACTGCATTATCATTAGCAGGATCAAATCCATCATCCTCGCTATATGACCCCAAAGCGTGCTTCCAAACTGTCCAAACTTTAGCCTTCACAAGCCAAGCACCCTTCTTCGTCTATACTATCAAATATATACTGTCGTAAGACTTCATCAGATACATTTTCTGCACGTTTCATTGCCTCACTTCTTAAATAATATAGAGTTTTTACTTTCTTTTTCCAAGCCATCATATGGATAGCATGTAATTCTTGTTTGGATACATTAGATGGAAAGAATATATTTAAAGACTGGCTCTGACATATATCTTCTTGCCTATCTGCTGCCATTTCAATAACCCAGCGTTGGTCTATTTCCACAGCCGTTTTAAATATTTCCTTAGTCCACTCGTCTAAAAAGTCTAAGTGCTGTACTGAGCCTCCATTCGTAATAATACTCTTCCATACTTCATCTGTATCTTGGTCTATTTCCTGAAGTGCGTGCTCTAAATACTCGTTCTTTAGAAGAGACGACCCTGATTTAGTTTTTTGTGTAAACGCATTAGCCCTATAAGGCTCAATGCTGGGAGAAGTATTACCACAAATAATACTGCTGCTAGCATTAGGAGCCACAGCGAGCAAATGAGCATTCCTAACCCCAGTATTAATCCCGTCAGGGCAAGGGCCACGCTCTTTAGCCAGTTGTCTTGTTGCATTTTGTGCTTCTCCTTTAATATGCTTGAACATCTTAATGTTCCTGCCCTTTGCCATAGCACTTTCAAAAGGTACATTATGTCGTTGCAAATATGCGTGAAATCCCATAGCCCCAAGGCCGAGACTACGCTCTGATTTTGCACTGTTTACAGCTTTCCAGAGTTCTGGAGGTGCTGTATCACAGAAGTGAGTTATTACATTATCTAACATTCTGATTAGATCAGGGATAAAATCTGAATTATCTTTCCACTCATCATACTCTTCCAGATTTACACTAGATAAACAACATACCGCAGTGCGTTCGTTATTAGTTGCAAGAGTAATTTCAGAACATAAGTTAGAATGGTTTACTTGTAGCCCAAGTTCTTTTTGAAATTCTGGTAATGCTGCCTGTACAGTGTCTGTAAACATAATGTACGGTTCACCAGTTTCAACTCTATTCTGGATAAGTTTTACCCAGAGTGTCTTTGCTGAAACAGTTTTAGTTACTTTCTTAGTGTGTGGGTCAATTAAGTCCCATGAATCATCAAAACCCTCTACTCTAGTAGCTTGCTCTATGATATCCATAAACCTATCGTTAATAAGAATACCATGATGAAGATTAACAGACTTTCTGTTAACATCACCGCCTGTAGGTTTACGAACATCCAAAAACTCCTCAACTTCTGGGTGAGATATGTCCAAATACGCTGCATAGCTTCCTCTCCTTGTTACACCTTGTGAAAACGCGAGCATCTCTGCATCCACTACCTTCATGAATGGGATAACTCCTGTACTTTCCGAACCATTCGACGTTGTAGAGCCTACCGAACGTACATTGCTCCAATAGCCCCCAACGCCACCCCCCACACTAGACAGAAAGGCATTTTCAGTGTAGTGACTAGTGAGCCCTTTTCTACTATCTTCAACAAAGTTAAGAAAGCAACTAATAGGCAACCCTCGGGTTGTTCCACCATTAGAAAGTATAGGAGTAGAGAACATAAACCAAAGTTTACTAGCATAATTATATAATCTCTGTGCATGTGCATCATCATCAGAGAACGCTTTAGCCGCCCGCGCAAACGCATCTTGGGGAGAGTCTTCCCCTGGCATTAAGTATCTATCTTGCAGAGTTTTATGACTAAACTCTGACAAGTAATTGTCTCTGTTGTAATTTATATTCATATGAAGTTATCCTTAATCTCGGCAATATTTTGCTTACCAATAGCATCGTCGCAGTATGTTACTAAATCCATTAGTTCATAGTTTTGTAATATCTGCTTGTAATTCTCATTCAGAGACTCAATATATTTATACCGACTAGGAATAGGAGCAGCATCATGGATACTAAACGCATCTCCATATTCTCGTATTAATGTTAAAGCTCTCTTTGGTCCAATGCCAGGAATTCCTGGAACATTATCTCCTTTATCTCCTGTCAAGCATTTTAGAGATATAAACTCCTCTGGAGTCACATCATAATGGTCTGACCAGTTATTTATAGTTACTTCTTTACGATTAACGTAAGAAAACCTACTAACACCTTCTTGAATAAGTAAGTCCCAGTCCCTATCACTAGAGATTAGCCACATATT